TGTTACTGTAACTGCTGCTGCATCGCCCCAGCCAACGTAATCATTATCTGAGTCTGCGTTTCCCACAATTAAAAATACTGTGGCTCCATTTGCATGAGTATCTGCGTCAGTGCCACTTTGTCCTCTGGTTACTGTTAAATCATTTGTTGCTACATTTGTTACTTTAAGTATTTCTGAATCAATTAAAATAAAATCATTGTTAGATATACCAGTGCCACTTGTAACAGTTAAAGTTGTATCAGAGTTAGTAAATGTACCACCTTCATTAATTGTTGTTTGTAAAGCACCATTAGTAACGCCACCCCATGTGCCCGCACCAAAGCCAGTACCTCCAATAACTTGATCTAATCCTACGTTAACTTGATAAGTACCTACCACACTACTTCCACCATTACCTGTGTCAGAAGAATTAGCAGCAACAGAAGATGTGATTGTATATGTATTGGCATCTAATATACTGACAATCTGAAATTCTGCATTTAAAACTGTAGCCGTTATAACTCCACCTAAACTTGCTGCTCCAGAAAAAGTAACAAAATCATTCTCAACTGCACCATGACTTGTGTCTGTCACTGTTATTGTGGTACTACCATTTGACGCAGAAAAGGTTACATCTCCAGCACTTGTAGTTTGTCTTATTGGAGTTATGTCATTAAAGGTTGTACCCTCTTCAATATAATATTTAAGATGTGTGCCAATACCTAGAAAATTAGAGCTATCTAACCCTATCCAGTTATGTAATCTTCTAGCACTACCTAAGTATTGATTAGGAGAATATTTTTCCCAACCACCTATCTTTTCTGGAAACCCCATACGAAAACGTATTTTATCACCATCAAAGTACCCACCTTCATTAGAGTATGATGTTACCTCTCTATTAATACCTGGTCTAAATTTTAATGCTTTTATCATGCTGTTGCTCCAGTTAAACTACCACTACCACTTGATGTTACATTACTTACACCTTGAATAGATTTACCACTTGCACCACCAGAAGCTCCACTTGCACCATTTGTTGGTGCAGTAGCTGGAAAGCTCACACTTGAACCAGAGCCATTGCTTCCAGTTCCTCCGTCTGACCCAGCCGCTCCAAAAGCACCACCAGCTCCACCAGTTCCTCCAGCACCTGCATTATTAGAACCAGAACCACCACTTGACCCAGATGCAGCAGATTGATTGTACCCTTGTCCGACACCACCCGCTCCACCAGAACCACCATCTTGCGTTGCTAGACAAGTGCCAGAAACAGCAGCACTTAATGTATTATAGTAAAAGTTTGGTGAGCTTGTTCCTTGATGTGCCGATGTTCCGAAAGCAGTAAAATAAGTTGTAGTTGAGGCTGTAATACCTGCTGTGCCACTGTTTGAAACCAAAGTGCCAGAACTCGATGTGCTTGTGCTTACTGATATTTGTGGAGTCCCATAGCCACTTCCATAGGCAGAGCTAATATTGGCAGAAACAGTGTATACGCCAGTTGTATTAGTTTGTGCCGAAAAATAAATAGGACCTCTATTTGCACAAGCAGCATTAAGACCTGTGCCTGCACCGCCAAGTGAATTTAAATCAAACTCCGCTGGATTAATTCCACGACTAAATTGTGCTCCAATACCACCCCATAATCTGTCACCTACAACCCCAACACCATCTAAATTATTTCCAGAAGTTCCATAAGTTGTAAACCAACTTGGAGAATTGTTTTGTGGTGTAGACGAGCCTCCGCCACCTTGATCTACTAAACTTGAAAATGTAGCGTTAGCCGTGTAAACACCTTTACCACCAGCACCGCCTGTGCCACCTCCGCCACCACCAGCTTTTATTGTGCCATTATTAACTAATGTAACCGCAACACTTCCAGCAACCTCAAGAGCATTGCCACCTGCCGCTCCTGCCGCACCACCAGCACCTTCAATACTTCCATTATTTGTTATGGTGATAGAACCGACACCATTGCTCTCTATTGTTAAAGCCGCATTAGATGTGCTTGTTGAACCCACTGTCTGAGATGAATCAACAACGATTTGTTTTGGATAATCTACTTCAAAGTCATCTCCAAAAACACTATCTGCACTTTGATTTGTAGCAGTTGATGAATAAGTTTTTCTAAAAGCTCTTTCTTTACCATAAAAATCATTGAGAGATATCGCTCCAGAAGCAGGAACGCCTGCTGATAAGTTTGTAGAACTATTATTACCTGCGTTTGCACGAACAAAAGAACCACCTAGATAAAACTCAGTTAAGGCTCTACTTGGAAAGTTAGTGCCTGGATTGTACTCAGATTCAATATCTTGAAATGATATTGCTCCAGATGATTGTAATGCCGCCATTAGACAGTTCCAAAAGCTGTGATGTTATTTGCCGATGTTACAGCTCCGTTAGAAGCTAGTTTAAATACTGCTGTTCCATTATATTTAAAAAGTAAATCATTATCGCCAGTATCTAATTCGATTGACCATTTACTAGAACCAAACAATATAGCATTTCCATTTGTATCTAAGTTACCTCCAAGTTGAGGAGTTGTGTCTCCTAATAAATCTGTAGGTATAGAATTTACGTTAGAGTTTGCACCAGTGCCATCTGCAAATACAATAGATGATGTGCCATTGGCAATAGTAACAGTGGATCCAGAACCACCACCTTGTTTTATGGTAGCTGTTTGACCAGTGCTGTTTTTAATAAAAAACCATTTTTGTTGGTCATTTGGGTCAAAAGTTAAATCAAATGCACCGCTTGGAGATCCACTCAATAGTAATACTTTGTAATGTCCGTTGGACAATGAACCATCACTCGTGGTCAAAGTTGTATTACCACTTATGGTTAAGGTAACAACTCCGTTTAAAGTTCTGTCGATAATATCAAAGTTTGTATTGGTCGTTGTACCCCAAGTTCCAGCTTGTTCTCCAGAACCTATTTTTTCTATTCCAGTATTACTCGTATATGTTGATGCCATTATAACCTCATGCGTTTATTTCTGTGTATGTTTCTGTACCACTCGGTGTTATCTCCGTCCATGTCTCTGTGCCACTTGGCGTTATTTCAGTATAAGTCTCATTTGCTGTTGGCACAATAGCTACATACAGTATATCTCCAGAAGTTGTTTTTGTAAAATTTAAATCTTGTGAAGACACACCAGAGAGGATAGCTGTGCCAGAAGTTGTTTTTGTAAAGATGCTAGACATAGTAACATCTGTAAAGTTAACTATAGCTATGTTTTCTGTGGTTTGTGTAAACAGAGAACTGAAGTCTATGCTACCACTAGATATCGTGCTTATTTCTATTGTTGAGGTGAAGTTACCACTTAATGATGAAACGCCAACAAGTGTTCCAGAACCTATACTTGAGCTAGTGCCAAGAGCACTCATCTCTGCTGTAGCTATTTGTACAACACCTCCTACATTTGCAAAGGCGGCTTCAGCAAAAGAGGAGTTACCAAACATTACTCGGCATCCTTGATGGTTAGTGTGCCTTCTGCAACTTGTTTTAGTATTTCTGCGTAGTGTCTGTTGTCGGGATTTATTGGTACAAACATTTTTTGTCCGTCTATTTCTGCAATAATTATTTTATCTGAACCATTTATTTGTTTATTATATTGTGCTGATGTAATATTCATTATTTTAACCTTTATAACTCTGCATCTGCTGTTGCATGAATTTGTAAATTAGTACCTTGATAACCACCACTATCATCTCTAATAGACACACTGTTCTCTCCACTTGAGTATAAATTTGCTGTAGGTCCATCACTACCAGATTGTGCAAAATTAGCATTTGAAGCATATGGATTAAAAGTAGTAACAGTAGGAGCTGCTCTTAATTTTACTGTCATCCACCATTGAAGAATGTTATCATAAGCACTATTTGAAGCAGCAGGACCTGATATTGCATTTAATTTATTTGTAGGATTTTGTGCAGGTGCTTGTTCATATTGAAATGTTTTACAAAAATACCTTTGGCACAAAGCCAGTTCTTCCCCAAATGACCTATGCTCAAATGGTGTGGCAGTAGAGCCTACTTCTAATTGTACTCCAGTAATTTCAAATGTTCTGTCTGTGCTATCAAAGATAGATGTATCATTACTGTCTACTCTATTTGCAGTTGTTCTTGATGCCCAAGTATTTTCTGTAAATGTTCCACTGGTAAAATTTGAACCTGCATGAAGCCACCAAGCTAGTGAAAAACTTGTCGCATTATCGTTGTCTAT